AGTGGCAGCGCTGGTGGTGCTGGAGGATCAGGAACAGATGTAAGTCCTTTATATCCAGGAACAAGTTTACCAAGCTCTGGAGTTTATGCTGGTGGTGGTGGTGGGGGTGGTTATACACCTAATCCAGGAGGAGCTGGAGGAAGTCCAGGTGGTGGTGGAGCAGGTTCAGTAGGACCTGGTTGTGCTACAGTAGGAGGAACAAATCAAGGAGCTGGAGGTGGTGGTGGTGGAAGAGGCACAGGTGGTGCTGCTCCAAACAATGGGGCTAATGGTGGATCTGGAGTTGCTATTGTAAAAGAATTAACCAAAGCAAGTGGTGTGTGGTCAATGCAAAGTCAATTTAGTGCCAAAAGCCAGGGAACATGGCCTAAAAAATTATTTAATTTAACAGGTGCAATGATGATGGTAGGTGGCGGTGGTGGAACAGCATTAGCTCCATCTCCAGGAGGTGGAGGAGCTGGTGGTATGATTTATATGCCCTCTTGTATTGGCGCTACCGTAATGAGTGGTTTAGAATCAAATACATTAGATGTAACAATTGGTGCAGGTGGTGGGGGACAAACAGGTTCACCTCCTGATAGAGGATCACAAGTTCAAGCAGGAAATAATACAATTTTAGGTTCAAATTTATTAATAGCATTAGGAGGTGGTGCTGGTTTTACAGGTGGAGTAACAGCTTCAATTCCTGGTGGATCAGGTGGTGGTGGAGGTGGAGAAGCTCCATCTCAAACAGGTGGTTCTACAACTCAAGTACCTTCTATGCCAAGTCCTTTACAACCATTTGGTTTTGGTAATGCTGGGGGAACAGGTTCAGCGTGTGGTGGTTCGCCTGATAGACAAGGTGCTGGTGGTGGTGGAGCTGGGGCTGCAGGTACACCTGCAAGTAGTGGTTCTAATGGTGGATCTGGTAAATCAGTAACACCAATATTTGGTAGTGCTCCTCAACCTTTTTATATTGCTAATAGTTCAGTTGCTGGTGTCACAGTTTGTGGTACATTTGCAGGTGGTGGTGCAGGTAGACAAGATCCGCAAAGAGGAGGAACAGGTACATATTCAGGAGGATCTGGAGGTGGTGGTAATGCATATAGTCCAACAAGTTCACCTTCTCCAACAAGAGGATGCGGTACAGCTAACTCAGGTGGTGGTGGAGGTGCTGGTACTTGTGCTAATGGTCCGACTGGTGTTGTTCTTACTTTTGGTGGTCAAGGTGGATCAGGTTATGTTTTAATTAAAACTCCTGCTCCTGCGTTACCTGCCCCTGGAGTTTTTTCAATTTCACCAGGAGCTAATGCTATTGTTACTCAACCGTGTGGTGCAAAAATAGCTAAATTTGCAGCATCAGGAACGTTGACTTTTGAATAGAATTCTTTATAAATAATTTTATAAAGACATATGAACCTAACAAATTATTATTGGTATTTTCAATCAGCAATTCCTCCAAGGATTTGTGATGATATTGTTAAGTATGGTAAACAACTTCAAGATCAAATGGCAGTGACTGGTGGTTATGGTGGTAAAAAATTAAATAAAAAACAAATACAAAATTTAAAAAAGAAAAGAGATTCTAATATTGTTTGGATGAATGATCGTTGGATTTATAATGAAATACAACCCTACATCCATCAAGCAAATGCAAATGCAGATTGGAACTTTCAGTGGGATATGTCAGAAAGTTGTCAATTTACAAAATATACTAAAGACCAATACTATGATTGGCATTGTGATAGTTGGGATAAACCATACGATAAACCTGATACACCATCACATGGTAAAATAAGAAAATTATCTGTAACCGTTACGTTATCAGATCCTAAAGATTATAAAGGCGGTGAGTTAGAATTTGATTTTAGAAACCTAGATCCTGATAAAAAAAGAAACGTTAGGAAATGCACAGAGATATTACCTAAAGGTTCTTTAGTTGTGTTTCCATCACAAGTATGGCACAGAGTTTGCCCTGTCAAAAAAGGAAAAAGACATAGTTTAGTAATATGGAATTTAGGATGGCCATTCAAATAATAGATAATTTTTTAGAAAGAAATGATTTTATGATTATTAAAAATGCTTTAATGGGAGACGAAATTCCTTGGTTTTATAATGATTGTGTTTCTGACATAGGGGATAAAGAATTATATTTTACCCATAGATTTTATAACGAAGAGGTCGGTCCAACTCCAGGATATCAGGTTATTTCAAAGTTAATTAAAAAACTTAAATGTAAAAAATTAATGAGAGTTAAAGGTAATTTATATATAAAAACTAATAAATCTAAAAAACATGGTTTCCATAAAGACATGGATAATAGACACAAAGGATGTTTATTGTATATTAATACTAATAATGGTTATAATTATTTTAAAGAAGGAAAAAAAAAAATAAAACCTAAAGAAAATAGAGCAGTTTTTTTTGATCCTAGTATTGATCACTGCAGCTCAACTTGTACAGATGAAAAAAGAAGAATAACAATAAACATTAATTATTTATAAGGAATAAATATATGAAAAAGAAAAAGAAAAAAATTAAAAAACAACAACCAATAACTTACCCTAAACAGTTAAGTCGAGAAGAATATTTTAAATGTCCTATATGGTTTGGTGATGCACCAGAATTTGTTAGTGAAATAGATAAAGCTTCAGATAAATATATTGAAGCATCTAAAAAAATTCTTCAACCAAGTATAAATAAAAGAAACAAAACAAATAAAACTAAAGGCGATTTAGGTAGTGTTTATCATTCAACAACTTTAATAGGAGACCCTAAATTTAAAGTATTAACAGATTATATAGGTGCAACCTCAAATAATTTATTAATAGAAATGGGTTTTGATATGTCTGGTCATCAGTTATTTACTACAGAAATGTGGGTACAAGAATTTGCTAAAAGTGGGGGTGGTCACCATACTTTACATACACATTGGAATGGTCATATCTCTGGTTTTTATTTTTTAAAAGCTAGTGATAAAACATCACTGCCATTATTTGAAGACCCAAGAGCAGGTAATCTTATGAATCTATTACCTGAATTAGATAAGACAAAAATAACTTATGCATCATCACAGGTGCATTATAAAGTACAGCCAGGTCGAATGATATTCTTTCCATCTTACATGCCTCATCAATACGTAATTGATATGGGTATTGAGCCGTTTAGATTTATACATTGGAACTGCCAAGCAATACCAAAAGGAGTATTAAATGTCGTTCAAGAAAAATAAATACACTGTTTTAAAAAATGCAATACCAAAAGAAGTAGCAAATTTTGTTTATAAATATTTTTTAAATAAAAGAAATGTAGCTAGAGTTATGTATGACACTAGATATATATCACCATTTACAGAATACTTTGGTATATGGAATGATGAACAAGTGCCTAATACTTATTCACACTATGCTGATATAGCTATGGAAACTTTATTAACTGAAGTAAAACCAGTAATGGAAAAACATACAGGATTAAAATTATCACCTACATATTCATATGCAAGAATTTATAAAAAAGGTGATGTATTAACTAGACATAAAGATAGATACTCTTGTGAAATTTCTACAACATTAAATTTAGGTGGTGATTCATGGCCAATATATTTAGACCCAACAGGAAAACAGGGTCAAGCTGGTGTTAAAGTAGATTTAGATCCAGGTGATATGTTAATATATTCCGGTTGTGATCTTGAACATTGGCGAGAAGAATTTACTGGTAAAGATTGTGGTCAAGTATTTTTACATTACAACAAAACTAATACAAAAACTGCAAAAGAAAATTATTTAGATAAAAGACCTTTACTAGGATTACCGGCTTGGTTTAAAGGAATGAAATTGACAAAACCTAAAAAATAGCTTATACATTAAGCTTGCGGAGGGATGATCCACCACTGATTCCCTCTGCTTTAAAACATATTGAAATCACCTACAATCTGCTATACTACCTAATAAACAGGATTTTATATGTTACAAAAACTAGGTTTTTTACCAGGATTTAATAAACAAGTTACATCAACGGGTGCAGAGTCACAATGGATAGACGGAGAGAACGTTCGTTTTAGATATGGCACACCTGAAAAAATAGGTGGTTGGAGTCAATTAGGTGAATCAAAACTTACCGGTGCAGCTAGAGGTTTACATCATTTTGTAAACAAAGCATCAACTAAATTTGCAGCTATAGGCACAAACAAAATTCTATATGTTTATTCTGGTGGTGTTTATTATGATGTTCATCCATTAACTAATCCATCAGGCACAGCTATTACAAGTGCATTTAGCACAACTAACGGATCTCCAACTGTAACACTTACATTTGGTGGTTCACACA